CAAGATTATTTGCGTGATTTATTTTATTTATAGCAGATCAATTGCTTATTCATTTTATAGATATAGACTAGGAAACTTTTTTGAATCATGATAAAATCTTCATTCTTTATAGATAAATGCTTTTGACCTTAAGAAATTTCCCTCAAATTATTTATTATTAAAAGAGCATTCTTAAAAGATCATTCTTAATAAATGATTTTATCATTACATAATTTAAACGCCCCTTATTTTATTTACTAAAAATATATAACATTCTTTCTATATACTATTGAAAAGTATATAAAATTAGTTTATAATCGAGAGTATTAAGGGATCATATCGCTTAAAATTTATATAAGGCTCTTCATGAGTCTTTTTTATTTTTGATATATAAGTATCAAGTAGACAAAAAAAAGCCCGTAACGGATCATTACGGGCTTTAATTATTAGAGTTTTTAGTTATTTTCTTAGTTTTAATATATTGCTAGTAGTTTTTAAATTTTGGCTTACTTTATGCCTTGCAAAAATAACCGCTTGATTATATTCCATAACTTTTAAACATTCGCTTAGATATTCATTAAACATTTTTTTAATTGCGATTTTTTGATTCATACTTAAACCCTTATAATTTTTTTCATCTTTAGATAAAATATTTTTTGATTCCATAATTAAACCCCTTGTATAATGAATTGTGAATCTAAGCCCAATTGAATCTCTTTTTTAGATCCTTTCGCATATAATGCAAGGATTGAGTTTTTAGGCTTAGTGAATGTGAGATCGTTATCATCACCGCTTAAAACTTTGCGGTTGTGAAATGTAATGGGTATTGATTCAACCTTATCAAATACGGCTGCAATTCTCATTCCTTGATCAATGGCTCTTTTATTATACTTTTCAAATTCAGGCTTTCCTGAATATGAAAATGTAAGATCATAATTTTTAGGAAACTTAGAAATTCCATTCATAGATTTATATCTATTTGGTATTTTGGTATAATCCATAAATTGAATATTTGGGAATACTTCAAAAATATTATGATAAGTAATATTGTTATGAATAAAATGAATATTTTCCCATCTAATATCTGAAGTACCATTTAGTCTAATTAATGGCTTTAAGTTTAATTTAATAGCTTTTTTCTCAAGTGCTTTTATTTCTTTTATTAATTGATTAAAATATGCAGCCTGATTATTTAAATATAATTTGGTTCGCTCTAACCTAGCAGATTGTACATTTTTAAACTTTCCACGCCCTGAATAATATAAGCATGAATCTATACAACCTGCTTTTTCTGCCATAGGGCAAAGATTTACTCCGCTTGTCTTATAAGGTGCAAGGTATTGAATACCCGTTAAGTATCCGTACTTAGTATTTTTTGAAGTCTTTGCATTAGTATCAATTGATAATAATTTCATTTTATTTAATCCTTTTAAATTCAATGAGTTAATAATTAATCGTATTTAATAAGCGTTATAATATTTATTAAATATTGTTTACAGTTTCAAATTCATAATATTGATTGTAAAATATATCATCTAGTTGATATAAAAACAATCTCGAATAACACTATTTCTAATGCTATTCAAGTTGGCTTTTATATGTTTATGTATAAAGAATTTGCTTTATAATCATTCCATGAACTAATATAAACTCTTACATAATGAGTTTCTTTTTTTGTCTCTTGAAATTGAAGTCTATCATCTACAATTGTATTGGCTTGTTTTCTATTAATCTTTAAGTGATTATTCATAGGATAATGTCTATCAGAATCAATAGAGGTTTGAGGTCTTGAATCAACGCTGCAGCATATATATTTAACTCTTTGCATGTTTACTAATGTTTTCAATTCTGCAGTTGTTATATAAATATGATCATTACCTTTTTCTGTACTAATTGCTTTTTTAATTTTCATTGTTAAAGTTGTCATTTTAGTTACCTTTTTAATTAATGTAAGATAACTTTAACATGCTATATTAAATAATGTCAAATACTTTTAACAATTAAATAAATAAATATGAAAAAAGAAAATAATATAATTGACGCTGGAAAGGTTGATTTTAAAATTGATCTAGCAAATAATAAAAAATCTCAGGTTCGAAAAGTGGGAAGACCTGCACACCTTAAAACAGCGGATACCGCACAGCAGGTATTATCTTTATCTATAGTAGGAACTAGGTATGAAGACATCGCCCTTATGCTTAATATATCTCACGATACGCTTACCAAGTATTACAAGGTAGAATTAGAGAAAGGTCGTATAGAAGCTAACGCTGCGGTTGCAGGAACATTATTTGAAAAAGCTAAACAAGGAGATACATCCTCTATGATCTTCTGGCTTAAGACTCGTGCTCAATGGTCAGAAAAAAATACTACAGAATTAACAGGAGAGGGGGGTGCACCCATTAATATCAAAGTAGTTACTGGAATAGATTAGAAAACCCCAGTACCCAAATTTTTTGCGGAATAAAATGACGACAATTTTTACACATATTATCCCTATAGCATTAGGATTTTTTGCTAAACTACTAGCAATTAAATCTAAACAGGCACATGATCAGCAGAGTTTAATGCTACAAGCTATGTCTGCTAAGAAATTACAAATAGATACCGCTAGAGAAGCCGCAAGTAAAGAGTCTAAAATGGCAGCGTGGAATAGACGATTTTTAATTATTGTAATACTAGCGTTAGTAGCAATATACCCACTAGCAGGACTATTAGATGTAGAAACTATTATCCCTGTAACACATGAAGGATGGAGTTTTTTAGGGTTATTTAGTATAGGCGATACCACTACCTTTGAAACAGTAAAAGGTTTGTATAAATTTGATGAAATATTCCAATGGGCAACTCTTATTATAGAGTTCTACTTTGGCGGACAACTAGCAAAGGCAAACTAAATGAATGGTTTATTAGAACAATTAAAAGAAATACCATTTATAGGTGGATTACTTGCTTCTAATGTAGCCACAAAACCTAATGGTAATGGTTTGTTAGCTGCTCAACCATCAGATAATGTTGATCCAAATAGCAATATAGATTTTGATTTTATAAAAGAGCAAGAAGGTTTTAAGCTTAAAGGATATGTGCCAGAAGATAAAGATGGTGTACTTGGAAAATCTGGGGTAACTATTGCTTCTGGATTTGATATAGGACAAAGGAATGAACAAGATTTAGTAGGATTGCCTGAAGATATACAGATAGCATTAAAACCATATTTAGGGTTAAAAAAAGAAGCTGCTGTTAAAAAATTAGAAAAAGATCCTTTAACTCTTACTAATGATCAAGCACAAATAGTCAATGAGTTTGCTAAAAAAACAACTATAAATAAATTAAAAAAACAATGGAAAGAAACAACAGGTACTGATTTTGAGTTATTACCAAAAAATAAAGCAACGCCTATTGCTTCCGTAGCATTTCAATATGGTAATTTAGAAACTAAAACTCCTAATTTTTGGGAACAAGTTACTACTAACAGTTGGGATGACGCAAAGAAAAATTTAGCTGATTTTGGTGATGATTACGGAGACAGAAGAAAGAGAGAATTAGATTATTTAAATCAAAACTAGGAGTTACTATGTGGTCATGGCATTTTTTTATGGGATTCCAACTTGGTTTTGAATTTTATGAAGCTGAAAAAATAGATGACAGCAGAAACAAAACTAGTTATAGTTATTTTATAATAGATTTAGGTTGTTTGCGAATACAAAAATGCGAACAAATTTTTAATGTCTGATAAGGAGAAGGTAAATGGGAGCAGGGTACAAAAACAATCCAATGAAAAAAACAAAGAAAGTAATGAACAAAAAGAAAAAGAAAAAAACATACATAACAGACTAGAAGAACTACGCAGATGGTTTGAAACACAAGGAGGTTGTGAGTGAGTTTATACGAAAATATAAATAAAAGAAAAAAAGCAGGTACTAGTAGAACTAAAAAGAAATCTACTATTACTAAAAAAGCATACAAAGAAATGCAAAAAGGATTTCCTAATTCTGCAAAAAACAAAAAGAAAAAAAAGAAAACTAAAAAGGCTTAATTATGAAAGGCGTAAAACATTACACTAGAAGTGGTATGGAATGGAAAGGCAATACACACAAAATGCCTAATGGTGATTTGCATAGTCATAAGAACCATACCAAAACATCTGAAAAACTTTTTCATTTTAGCGAACTGTCAAAAACAGCAAAAGCTAGAGCTAAAGCATAATGACTATAGATTACAGAGGAGAAAAATTCTCTGGATATA